AAAATACATTTCTTTATTCGCCTGTTGATATAAAAACAACCAATATAAAAATCGACAACCAAGATTTATTATTGCAGTGTTTTGTATGTCCTGAGTGTGATGCTTTATATCCTATTCTGTTAATCAGAATTAATGATATGCATTATCTGAAAGACGTACAAGAATCACTAGCGGCGTATAGAAGTTCATTTAACGCAAATAGTCAGGGGCTCGATAAGAAATTGGAGCTTATCAATAAAGCTGAAGAAAAGTACAAAGATAGTCGAAAAAAATTAAGTTCGGCTATTCTTGAAACACGTAAAAGGCTTTCTGGGTATTTCACCTATGATAAGCAAACACAAAAAATTTACTACCATGAGAAAAACATGGAAGAAAAGGAGAAGTAAAAATGGAAAAGTCAATGTTTAAAATTCCTATGCAATTCTTTGCAGAAGATGGAAAAAATCCCGATGATGATAAAAATGGTTCAAACGACAGCAATGAGGGAACACAGAATAATTCAGACGACACAAACAACTCAAAGAATAACGAAGGCGATAACAATTCTTCTGGCTCAGGAGAGGGCGACAAGAAGGAAAAAATGTTTTCACAAGAGCAAGTCAATCGTATGATGGCCAAAGAAAAGAACCAAGGAAGAAATGCTGTGTATAATGAACTCGGAATCAATCCTAAAGATACAAAGCAGATTGAGTCCCTCAAGGCTTATCTTGAAAGTCAAAAGACTGATGCCCAGAAGGAAGCTGAAAAGCAGATTGCTGCTGATAATGCTGTAAAAGAGGCAGAGGAAAGAGCAAAGATTGCAGAGGCAAAAGCAGAGGCAATGATGCTCGGCATTAAGCCACAGTTCGTTGAAGATGCAGTGACACTTGCACTTTCAAAGTCAGACGACAGAGATATCAAGTCGGTTCTTTCAGAATTTAAGACAAAGTACCCTGTATGGTTTAACAAAGATGATGAAAATAAGCCAAAGGGTACTGGTTCTTCGCTGAAGGGTTCGCAAGGAAATAAGGGTAATAATGATGGCACAAAGCCGCAGGGAATTGGTGCTCGACTGGCAGCCCAAAGAAAGGGCACTAAAACAAAGACCAGTTATTGGTCAAAATAATAAGGAGGAAATAATAAATGCTTAACAGAGATGGTGTAAAGGTACAGAGTTATGGTAGCGGTACACAGATTCTTGCTAACGTTGATTTGCAGGCATCTGTCGGCTGTATTGTTCCTCAGAGTCTTGTTGCTGAGGCAGATGCAAATGGCAAAAAGATTGCTAAAGCAGGAACACCTATTGTGGTTGATTTTTCAAATCTTCAGGCAGATGTTTCAGCTTCTGTAGGTCCTACACTCGGTGTATTTACAGTTCAGATTACAACAGCTTTTGCTGCTGATGAAAAGATTACAATTGAAGGTGTAGATTATACATGTGCTGCAACCGAAGATGTGGCAAATAAGAAATTTGCAGGTGCTAATGCAGCTGCTCAGATTACTTCACTTTTGAAGATGGTTACCACAGATAAATATGACGTGGCTGCTGTAGAAGGTGCAACAGATAAGCTTGGCTTTACTCAGAAGGTTGTAGATGTATCAGATACTACAGGTCCTACAGTTACAAAGACAAGTTCAACAGGTGCTATCGGCTCGGTAACTAAGGTAACTACTCCTGATGCAGGTGCTACAGCCAATGCTGTTCTTCTTCATGATGTTGATGTAACAGCAAGTAAGGCAAATGGAACAGCACTTTACTTTGGTGTTGTAAATATCAATAGACTTGATACAGCAACACAGGCAAAGATTGTTCCTGGTGTAAACACAATCGGTTCTGTTACTTTCGTAAAGGCATAAAGAAAGGAGAAATAAAAACATGACAATTTTTGACCTTGTTACTTCACAGGAAATTACAGCTTACTGGGAGACACTTTCTCAGGACGAGGCTCCTTACCCTTGTGAGGAACTTTTCCCGAATCAGAAGAAACTTGGACTTTCACTTAAGTGGCTTAAGGGTTCAAGAGGACTTCCTATTGTTCTTAAAGTTTCAGCATTTGATGTGCATGCAATTCCGAGACCTCGTATTGGTTTTGAAAAGCTTTCAGCTGAAATGCCATATTTCAAAGAATCGACATACATCGATGAAGAGTTGAGACAAGAGCTCAATATGGTTATTGAAACAGGTAATCAGGCATATATTGATTCTGTTATGAATCGTATATTTGATGATGAAATGAATCTGCTCAGAGCTGCTCGTGCATCACGTGAGCGTATGCGTATGATGGCACTTACAACAGGTACCATTTCAATGGCTTCAAATGGTCAGGCATTTACTTACGATTATCAGGTTCCAAATTCACATAAGTCTACTGTTGCAACTTCATGGTCCTCAACATCAACTGCAGATCCAATTGAAGATATAAGGGTTGCAAAACAGCTTATTCAAGATGAAACAGGTACAACAATCACAAGAGCAATGTGCGACGGCGTTACTTGGAGAAATATCCGTAACAATGTAAATATTCAGAAGAAAATATTTGTTCTTTCAAATGGTGTCGGTTCTATTTCAGACAAGAGACTTCAGCAGTACATTCTCGATGAAGTTGGTATTTCAGTTGTTATCAATGACAAGAGATACATGGACGAGAACGGTAATACACTCAAGTTCATGCCTTCAAATACATTTGTTATGTTCCCTGATGGCAACCTTGGTAATACTTGGTTTGGTACAACACCTGCCGAGAGTGACCTTATGTCCTCTGGAGTAGCCAATGTATCAATTACCGATATGGGTGTTGCAGTAACAACTGTAAAGAAGGCTGACCCTGTAAATGTAGAAACAATCGTTTCTCAGATTTGTCTGCCTTCATTCGAGCAGGCAAACAATATTTACATTCTTGATACAGAAGCATAATGGAGGTGTAAATATTGGTTAACATTACAAATGGTATTAATACCTTTACGGTAACAAAGGGTGCCTTTGAAGGCATATATAAGGCTCAAGGTTATAAATTGGTCCACGATTACGCCAGCGAGACTGTAAGTTCTGAAAGTAAGAATGACACAGAAGATGTTACAGCGGCTGCCAGCGTTGATACAGATATTCCTGTGGAGGCACCAATTCACGAAGAGGTTCCGCTTATTGAGAAGCCGATAAGCCAATGGTCAAAGGCCGAAGTAAAGCAGTTTGCTGCCGAGAATGACATTTCGCTTGAGGGTACAAAGAATGTCAACGAGGCTAAGGAAATCATAAAGGCATACATCGACGGCATGAAGTGAGGTGTAAAACATGACAGATATTGACAGAATAAAAAAGGAACTCAGAGAGGAACAATCGCCTTACTTTGAAGCAGATGATTTTGCATATTATCTTGAAAAAAATCAAGGTGATGTAAATGCAACAATTTATGAAATGCTAATAATAAAGTCAGAAGATTCTAAAATATCTGTCAATGGACTTAACACCGAGGACACAAGCAAATATTTCAAAAGATTAGCCTCCCGCTATAAAACTTTCAACTCGGGAGTTTTGGGAGGTTGATATTTTGGTAAATACAAAGTTTGAGGTATACAAAATCCAAAGAGAGATAAAGCGTTCAGGAGTAGATGTTGAGTTTTACAGACCATCTGAAAATGACTATGGGGAAAAAGATTATAACAATATAGTGTCGATTGGTTCAATACGTGGTTTATACCATGAAATAAATACCCATGTATCATTACAAACTGGCGAAATAACTCAATATCGAACAAAAAAAGAACCAGCAATATTATCCATATGGAATGATGTTAATTTGCATAATCTCAGAACTGGAGATATTGCTATTGTAAATGGAAAAAATTTTTTGGTGACAAAAGTTGCAAATATTCAAGAATGGAACTTAATTGCAGATATTAACTTGGAGGTGCAAGACATTGGCCTTTGAGCTTAATTATAATCAAAGTAATTTGAGCCAAAATCTTGATAAACTGTCAGTTAAACTTGGTGCAATGATTCTTATGTATGCATCAACTAAAGCAATAAAATTGCAATCTGAAATGCAAAAGAATAGACCATGGACTGATAGAACAGGAATGGCAAAAGCTACTTTGAGAGCAGTTGTATCACAGCCAAATGAAAACATGATACGAATAACATTATCACATGGTGTTTCTTATGGAATTTGGCTTGAGCTGGCACATCAAAAACAATTTGCAATTATAGGTCCAACAGTGCAAAAAGAATCACCAAAAATTGTAACTGAATTACAAGGCATAATGAATCAAATAAAGTTGTAAGGAATGACGAAATAATGGGCAAATCACAATGGCAACAGCTTTATGATTTTTTGAAATCGAAAAAGCTAAATATTTATTCTCCATCACAACCGATAGGAGAATGCAAAAACAAATATATTGCTATAAAATATGCCGGTTCTACTCGTCATGCTTACTGTAGTACCGACGTAGATATTTATACAATATTTTGCTATGTTCCAAAAAATAATTACAGTGAAATTGAGGGATATGTTCAAGAAGTAAAGAGTGCAATGAAAGGAATATATCCACAATTTATTCCCACAGGTCAACAAACACCAAGCTTTTATGATGAAGATATAAAGGCACATATGGTGAGTATTGATTACAAAAACTATAAGAAAATATAAGGAGGAACTAAAATGCCTACACCGAGAAAATCAAAGGCAGAGATACCAACAATTGATTGTGCTTTGGTCACAGTTGAAATTGACGGCGATGAATTTGGATTTGATACATCAAATCGTGTGCAAGTTGAATCGGCAACAGAAGAAATTGCTGCTGTTCGATTGGTGGTTAAAGGAATTTTAAGAGCCCAGAAAAAGAGAAAGTTTACTATTGTTGGTACAACAATTACTCTTACTGATAATGTATTCAATCCAGACTTGGTTCTTGCATTGCAGGGAGGAACTTGTACATATGACAATGCAACAGGTGCTCTTAATGGATATACACCTCCAGTTATAGGTTCAAAGGAAGAGCTTACACCATTTACTTTGAATTGCTATTCGGCACAGTATGATGCTTCTGGCGATATTGTAAACTATGAAAAAATATCATATCCAAACTGCACAGGTCAGCCAATTGTATTTTCCTCAGAAGATGATGTATTCAGGGCTCCTGAGTATGTAATTGATTCGGCTCCAAAGAAGGGACAGGCACCATATTCAATTACATATGTTGATGAGCTCCCAGAGCTTAGAGAGCTGTCTACATATTCTGTTACGCAGAATCTTACAAATGCAACTTCTTCATTTACTGGTACATCGATTACAGAGGGTATTCCGTTTAATGCAACTCTTACTGCTACATCGGGAACTCTCGGTTCAATTACGGTAACAATGGGAGGAACAAATATTTCTACAACGGCTGTTACCGGTAATACCATCAGTATTCCATCTGTAACAGGTGCAATTGTAATTACTGCAACTGCATCATAAATTAAACTTAAAACGAAAGGAAAATAAAAAAATGGAATTAACAAGAGATAATTTAAAATCATATGGTTGTTTTACCGATGAACAGATAGATGCAATTGTTAATCAGGCAAATCTTAATTCTGAAAAAGTAGAGTTTGTTACAAAGGTTGACTACAAACAACCACTTACTCCAAGTGATATCACTACACCCACCCAGCTGAATGAGTATGCTAAAGGTAATATTGTAAGATTACCAGACTTCTCAGAAGGCCAGCCGCTTATAGTAGTTCTTCGTAGGCCATCATTACTTGTTCTTATGAAAACAGGAAAGATACCAAATACATTGCTTAATACTGCTTCAGAATTATTTGAAGGCAAAAGTAAGGCTTCGACAGCCGAACCTGAAAGTATAAGCAAAATGTATGATGTGATGAATATTATAGCAGAGGCTTCTTTAGTTTCTCCAACATTTGAAGAAATAAAAAATGCAGGTATTCAGTTGACCGATGAACAGCTTATTGCAATTTTTAATTATTCGCAAAGAGGAGTTCAAGGATTGCAGTCCTTTCGTGAAGAATAAAAGTATAATTAATTTTATTGGGCTGGCAGAACATTATAAATGTCGGCCCAGTTCTTTTATAGATTCAGACGAATATACTGCTTTTTGTTTTGACGAGGTATGTGCATACATAAAATCGAGAATAAAAAATGGAGAAACACCGAATTTTAACAGGATAAAATTGAAAGAAAATTACAAGAGTTTTAGTGATTATTACAACGATGTACTATCTTGATTGAAAGGAGGTTTTGCTGATGGCTATTGATGTAGGTTCTGCTGTCGGCTATTTAGACCTTGATATAAGTGGTTTTCTGAATGGTTTAAGGAATGCACAAGACCAAGCAGGAGCCACATCTACAACGATTACAGGTAAGCTTGATTCTATTGGAAGTAAACTTACTTCGGTAGGAACAAAGCTTACAGCAACAATTACTACGCCAATTATAGGAGTTGGTACAGCTTCTGTTAAAACGGCAGCAAATTTTGAATCAGCCATGAGTAAAGTTTCTGCTATATCAGGAGCTACTGGCGAAGATTTATCAAGATTGAATGAAAAGGCAAAAGAGATGGGTGCCTCAACAAAGTTTTCTGCTACTGAATCGGCCGAAGCTTTTCAATATATGGCAATGGCAGGATGGGACACAGAATCAATGCTCAATGGTATTGCAGGCATTATGGATTTGGCAGCAGCAGATGGTTTGGATTTGGCTACCACCTCAGATATTGTAACCGATGCACTTACTGCTTTTGGTTTAAAGGCAGAAGATGCAGGTCATTTTGCAGATGTTCTTGCAACTGCTTCAAGTTCGGCAAATACTAATGTTTCTATGTTAGGTGAGTCATTTAAGTATGTGGCTCCTCTTGCTGGAACAATGGGATATTCTGTTGAAGATACAGCCACTGCTTTAGGCTTAATGGCAAATTCAGGAATTAAAGCAAGTCAAGCAGGTACCACTTTAAGAACAGCCATAACAAGAATGATTAAGCCAACAGATGCTATTCAAAGTGCAATGGACGAACTCGGAATTACCATGATAAATGAAGATGGTTCGATGAAGAGTTTAAGTGAAGTAATGGATATGCTCAGAGAAAAGCTAAATCCACTGACTGAAGAACAAGTTGCATTGAATTATCGAATGGCACAAACCCCTGAAAAAATGGGACATTTAATGGACGGCTGGGATAGTTTAACTGAATCAGAAAAGAAGTACAAAACAGAATTAAGTGAGGGTATGTATATCCTCGAAGCAATGTCAGAAGCAGAGTTGAAAGAAGTTGCTTCAGCCAGATTAGGAATTGAGTTGAATGAAGAAAGAACTTTGTCAATGGAAGAGTATGATGCTCTTGCTCAACAATTAGGTAGAGAAACATTGGTAGGTTTAACAGATTCAATGCAAGCTCAAAATGCTGCAACGATATTTGGACAAGAGGCTTTATCTGGTATGTTAGCCATTGTAACTGCTTCCGAAGATGATTATAATAATTTGGCTAATGCCATAGATAATGCCGATGGAAAAGCAAAGCAAATGGCAGATACCATGATAGATAATTTAAGTGGACAGTTGACCATTCTGAAATCTCAGCTTGAAGGTTTAGCAATTCAGATTGGTAATATATTGATGCCTGTAATTAAAAGAATTGTTGAAAAAATACAAGCTTTTGCAGAATGGTTATCAAAATTATCAAAAGAGCAACAGGAACTGGTTGTAAAAATTGGATTGGTTGCGGCTGCGATAGGTCCTTTGTTAATTGTTATCGGTACTTTAATT